CTGGAAAAGGCCGAGGAAGTCGATGCGAAAGGAGTTGCCACCAAAAGCGGGAAAGGGCAGATACCCTATGCGGAACTCAAAAACACCCGGGAAGAGTTGGCCAGGGCGAAAAAGACCATTGAGCAGATGCAGAAAGGGTATTCCGGAGAAGTCCCCGCCGACCTGGCCGAACAGTTGGAAGCGACAAAGACCGGGTTGAAAGACCTCGATCAGCAGTTTGACAGCGGAGATATCGCCTGGGAGGAATACAACACCAAGCGGGAGGAACTGAGCACCAAGAAAGACGACCTTCTGGTGGCAAAGGCCAAGGTCGAAGTTTCCGATGGCATGAAGAAACAACTTGCCGAAAACACCTGGCAAGAAACCTGCGAAAACTTCCTCGCAAAACCACATGACGGGTATGACTACAAGTCTGATCAGGCCCTGTACGAAGACCTGAACTCAATGGTTAAGCTGCTTGGAAACGACCCGGCGAACAGCGGAAAGGACGGCCAGTGGTTCCTTGACACGGCGCATATTGTTGTCATGGCCAAGCGCGGCGGAGTCCCGCAAGCTAAAGCTCCCGCAGCGAAAGATGTCACGTTGCCGGATGGGAAGATGCCGTTCCACTCTCTCAGCGATATTCCCGGCGGAGAAGTGCCAGGGCGCGGAGAGACAGAACAGTATGAGAAGATGGGCGCTCATGCTTTGACCAATAAGTTCATGAATGACCCGGCTGCGATTGACAAGGCCCTTGCAGCACTCAGTTGAAAAGGTAGGCTGAATTTTAAGCCGACCTCAGCAGCACCAGAAGTAACGACATAACGGATTGCTACAGAATCCCCAATCATGGGGAATATTTTGAGCCCGGTTTGTTTCTACCCTCTTCGGAGAGTAGCGCAAACCGGGCTTTTTTTTTGCTAAAAAGGAGAATTACAATGGCTCAGACTAACGTACCTGCAGGGTCAGCTCTTGCTCGTAAAGTATTCGGCGCGGCAATGTTTGCGAAGGTTGTCACCGCCCCCACCCTCATGAAAGCCCTTACCGGCCCGGCACCGAAACAGTCAGACGCAGAGGCCAAGCTGAAAGGCCAGACCGTACCTGATATGCCCATCGTCCGGGTAACCGACCTTTCCAAAGCTGCCGGCGAGACGGTAAGCGTTGACGCCTTCGACACCGTGACCGGGAAACCGATCATGGGCGATCTGAATGCGGAAGGTCTAGGCGTCGCCCTGTCCAGTTCCAGCCAGGATATCAGCATCAACAACAGCACCTTCGTCGTTGATGCTGGCGGCAAGATGGCGCAGCAACGGACCCTGGCGCAGCTTCGCGGCCTTGCCATGGCGCAGCAGGTTGGCTACTGGCCTCGCCTGCATACCCAGCAGGCCATTGTCCATCTGGCAGGTGCTCGCGGATCGCAGACCGGTAAAGACTGGATTCTGCCACTGTCCTCGGATGCCGACTACGCAGACATCATGGTCAACACTGTGCGGTGCCCTACCTATAACCGCCATCTGGTAATCAACAGCACCTCGTTTGTTGTCGGCGGCCTGCAGCTGGCCTCTATCGATTCGACAGACCTGTGGACCCTGGCCCATGTTGATGAGCTGTCCACCCTGCTGTCAGACCACAATATGGGCCTGCAGCCGGTCAAGATCGCTGACGACCCGGCAGCCGATGACGACCCGATCAAGGGTGTTCTCTTCCTCACCGAACGTCAGTGGGCGCAGATCAAAACTTCATCGACCTACGCAACAGCTATGCAGGCCGCCTGGGCGCGCAAGAGTTACGGTTCCAAGCATCCGCTGTTTTCCGGAGAGCCCATCATGTGGAACGGCATCCTGATTCGGAAGCTGCCGAAATTCGCAATCCGGTTCCTTCCGTCCGAGGTGACCAAGTGCACATTGGTCGCCAACCGCTACACCGCAGCCGATACCGGCGATGACACCACCGTCAACGGTTCTTTGACTTCCGGTTATGGTGTTGAGCGCGCACTGTTACTCGGTGCCCAGGCCCTCGCCAATGTTTACGGCAGGAATCAGGGTTCCGAGACGCACTTTAACTGGCTGGAGCGGAAATACAACTTTGAGCGCAATCTCGAAGTGGCCGGCGAGTCCATGGGCGGTATGGCGAAGCTGCGGTTCGTCTTCGATGACGGCGCAGGCAACAAGGAGCCCACCGACAACGGCGTGTTCGCCATCGACTCAGCCGTCAAGCTGTAATCGGTAATCAATGCCTGGCCGGATGATCCGGCCAGGCCTGAATAAATCATTTCTTCAAGGAGTTTTATCATGACGATTTACACCACCAGCCTGAGTGACAATGTTCGTTCCGGCGCAAACAGAGCAGTTTTCACCGGTTTTGCGACTGTGCCCGTTGCCCTTGTGGCAGCTGACAAAGTTCGTGTTGTCCGCATTCCTGCCGGAACCAAAGTTGACCGCGTTGTCATGTCTGTCAACGGTGACCTGGATTCCGGCACCGTTGCACTCACCGGTACCCTCGGTTTTGAGCATGCTGACGGTTCCACCGGTGCAGACATTGACCGCGTTGCAGCCGTAGGCCATGCCGCGACAATCGCGTTTTTCCGGGTCGCAGACACCCTGCTGACCAATATTGTCTACGAGCTTTTCCCACCGGAGGTTCTGGAGAAAGACGCATTTTTGACCTACACCTGTGCGGTTGCCCCTGGAGCGCAGGCCGCTTCTGCCGAGATGCACGGCAAAGTTGAAGGCGAAGCGCTGGGAGTTAAGTAAGAGAAGCTTTTTAGAGTAAATAAATTCCCCCGGGGGCGACTCGGGGGAATTTTCATCATAAGGAAATTGACATGCTGAGAGAAAATATTGAGAAAGTAGCAGCCGAAGTGCTTGTGCTCTTCGGCGCGTCCATGGAAGCCATCAGAGAGGTTGACCAACCAACCGCAGAGCAGGCCAACGACTGTATCTTTGACGCAGTTGTCAACGCTCTGACCCCGTATGCCGCTGAGGCTGAAGAAAAAGCCGCTGCCGCAAAAGTGGAGGCCGACAAAAAGGCCGCGGTAATGCAGGCCAGAGCAGGAGTCGCGAGCGCAGACAAGAGTCTTGTCGGCATCAAGTATGTTGGGAAAAAGGATTACCACCTTGACCACCTTTACGGGACAGGCCTTGTGTGGATTTCTGGCCAGGTCCACAACGTTGCATCCTCGGTAGCCAATAAGCTGCTGGTTCACACCGATGTATACCGGAAAAGCGAACCGGTTTCCGGCGAAGCAATGGCAGAAGTTCAGGACAAAGCGCCAGAGCCTCCCCCGAATCAAGTCCCCCTTCCCAATTTTGAACACATGCAGCCGGCCGAGATGATCCTTTTTGCCCAAAAGCATTACGGGATCGCTATCCACCCAAACACCAAGCCGGAGAACATGAAGGCCAAGATCCTCGGATTGATCAATGAGCGGGGCAGATAATGACGACAGCCATCGCAGACATCATCAAAGGCGTGCTTACCGGCGCACCCGGGTGTCCTCGGCCTGTTGCGGTTGAATATCTGCTGAAGGCTGCGATAGATTTCTGCAGGAAGACTATGGTGTGGGTATCGGTTCTTGATGAGGCCGACTTGCCGATCATGACGACCATTACCGTCACCATAGCCGACCCGGCAGTTATCTCCTGGGCGGCTCACGGGTTCAGCGCAGACCAGGCCGTAGCTTTTACCACCACCGGAGTTTTGCCAACCGAATTGGTTGCCGGGACAACTTACTATGTTTCCGCCACAGGGCTCGGCACTGACGAGTTTCAGGTAAGCGCGACGGCTGGCGGCGACAGCATTGTGACGACCGGCGAGCAAAGCGGGGTGCATTCAGGGTATGTCATGCCGGTTTTCCCCTATACCATCATCCCGGAATCAGGAGCCACCGTCTGCAAGACGCTTTCAGTTACCATGAACGGTGAGGCCCCTGGCCTTGAGCCGATTTCCATCAGGGATGCGGAAAGCACCAACGATGATTGGCGGACCACCACCGGCTCGACTGAATACTTTGTTGAATACCCGAAAGGGGTAATAACTCCCGTGCCTCTTCCTTCTGCCCTGGCCTCATTTGTTTTCACCGTGGCCTATGAACCATCTTCTGCCGCGACGACCTTCCCGGATATCCTGGCTGATGACTGGCTGGATGAGATCACTTCCGGAGCACTGGCAAAGTTGTGCGCTTTGCCGAAAAAGCCGTGGACTGATTACGACCAGTCAAAACTTCATGCCGGATTATTCAATGATGGAGTGGACGCGGCCAAGGTTTCGTTCAATATTCACAGGGTGCTGCCGACGATGAGCACCGCACCGTCACAGATTTAAAAGGGGATCCATGCCGACAATCAAGGTCATTGATTTAATCAGAAGGGCAGAGAAGATACTGACGGACGAAAGCGCCGTGCGGTGGACGCGGGTTGAGCTGCAGGACTGGCTGAACGATGCTTACCGGGAGATTGTCACCAGGAAGCCGGAAAGCAAGGCGACGCTGGCGACCGTTACGTTTGCTGCAGGCGTTCATCAAGTCCTCACCGATACCGGTTCAATTAATCTTCCCACTGCCGTGGCAATCCTGGACGTGGAATACAATGCCGCTTCCACATCGAATGGCCGGCCAATCACCATGATCGACAGGGAAGTGATTGACACAATGGTTCCTGACTGGAGAGCGGCCACGGCATCAATCAATATTGAGCATTGGATTCCTGATGCCAGGAAGCTTACCGAGTTCGACATTTACCCACCGGCACCAATTGCGGCAGTCGGGCCGCCAGCAGTTTACGCGGCACAAGCGAAGATCCTCTATTCAAGCATCCCGGCGCAACACGCCTTGGCCGAAGCTGCTCTTGACCCGACAGACGTGGCAAACACGACCGTTATCAGCATGGACGATATCTACGCCAACGCCATTCTTGACTGGATGCTTCACAAAGCGCAGCTGAAAGAGACGGACAATCCGACCGCGGCGAATCTGGCGGTGATTCATCGTAACTCGTTTGACGCGACCATTGGAGGCCAGAAATGATCAAGGGCGGACCATTCTCGGGTATCGCACCGAAGTACGCCACCCACCTGCTACCCGAGACATCGGCCAAGACGGCGAAGAACTGCCTGATGACTTCCGGGGAGCTCCGGCCGCTCAAGACCACGGCATTTGTCTGGACCCCGACAAAGACCGGCACGGTCACCACCATCTGGAGGTATCTCGATACTTACTGGTTCCATTGGCTGGAAGATGTTGACGTGGTTGCCTCTCCGGTTGCGAACGACGCTTACGACCGGGCTTACTGGACCGGCGAAGCAGAGCCCAGGATGACGACAAGCGCAATCGCAACATCTGGAGGCGGAACAAATTACCCGAATAACTATTACCTCCTTGGGATTCCTGCCCCTGCGGCAGTGGCGACCATTACCCACGGGACACCAGGGAGCGCAGCAAATATCCAGTCGCGGGCCTACATCTACACCTACGTGTCAGCCTACGGTGAAGAGGGCCCACCATCATTGTCATCAGCACTTCACGACATCACCGATGGCGATTCGGTAACGGTTGGGCTGCCAAGCACCGGGCCGACAGGTCAGTACAATATCACCCACAAGAACCTTTACCGGAGAAATGGGGATATCTTCCAGTTCGTGGCCACGATAGCGGTTGCCACCACGTCATACACTGACACCAAGCTCAATTCTGCCCTTGGAGATTCCATAACTTCCGAGGAATACGACCCGCCTCCGTCCACATTGAATGGGCTCGCCTCATTGGCCTGCGGTAGCCTCGTTGGTTTTTCCGGCAATGAGCTGTGCGTTTCCGTTCCGTACCTGCCACATGCCTGGCCGGCGAGGTATCGCATACCCATCATCGGGGATATCGTTTCAATCGGTTCGTTCGGAAACAGTGTGCTCGTTACCCGGG